CCCTACCCCCTGCAAATGGTAAAACGAAGACATTACAATAACTGGAGACAGTCGCTAATAGGAGCAGCAGCTACCGGTGCTAGCAACTTAATAAGCTCTTACCAGAGAACTCGAGGACTAGGCCGCTCTGCGGGAAACCTTACGAGTAATAAGCGACAGCGCGTAGTGACTAATTCTGTTACAGGTCAACATGACTTTCAGAATCTGTACCGCCGAAGAACCGCGCCGCGCCGCGTTCGCCGCCGTGCGAAAAAATCCATGAGGACGTTTATGTACAATATGGACAAGATGCAAGGAATGCAAGTTTCTGTGATCAATAACTATACTGCCGTGACGACTACCCCTACTGGGTCGGATAATGCGCAAGCAGTCACTTCGTTTACCATGTATGGAGGTTATAATCTAACCTCCCCTGTTAATACCCATAATGATTTGGTACGTATTTGGACTAATCATTTCGGAAGTACTCCAGGCTACGCCGCAGCCTACGGAAAATTACGTTTCCGAAGTTGTACTATGGACTTTCAAGTCCTGAATGCAGACACTGATAACGCCTGTTATGTTGAAGTGTATAATGTGCAGAATCGAAAAAAAGATCCTAATTATAATACTGTTCAGCGTTGGGCATCCTCGCTTGCCTCTAATATGACGCCCGTTGGCGGATCGGATCTTACTCAGAATTTTTGGAAAAATACTCCTTTTGACGCCGCCGGATTCGGCGAGTTTTGGAAAATTACCAATCGAAAGAAATACCTCCTTCAAGGTGGTCAGCAGATCACTTTTCAAGTTAGAGATGCGAAAAACTATATGATTGACCCTAAAGTGTTTGCCGGCGATATTACATCGTTACCGGGCATCACTGAAGATGTTCTCTTCGTAGTATACGGAGCAGGAATACAGTCCTCAGGAACTCCAGCCTATCAAAGTTATCCTACAGCCGCTAGTGTTAAGATATCTTGTGTTAAGACGTATCATTACTATGAAACTCAACAATCTAATAATATGGCTTCTCAATTTGCCACTTAATAAATTTATTGAAATGGACGAGTAAATACTCTCTTACTAACTCTTCTGGCTATAGCCGGATCTTCGCTAAATATCTCAACGTTCGACGTGAATATCTTAGGAATACCAGCAGGTATCTGAGCATTGCTATTGCGACAATGAATCTGTCTTGGGTTGTGCGTATCCAAGATAAAAATCTGTGCTTCTCTCGGAATATGAGTAAAGGACATATCATCAAAAATAATAGACTTGTGGAATCCAGGTTTAAATTGCTTCAGCGTATCAAGTTGGTTTACCATCAATGTTGGCTTAGGAGCGTGTAGCTTAGCCCATGAAGTCTTTCCCATCCCTGTTTCTCCCTTAATCCATAATGGCTTGCCATCATAAAGCATGTCCCATGTCATCGATCTCAAAGGCTCTCCTATCCATTCCTCTTTGGCCTCAAACTCGGTAGTAGTGTTGCTATCGTGTATCATCTCCCATACTAAATGACAATACCCTAGTTGGACCTTATTGAGCATGCAGTAGTTAATCCATTCTTCGTGCTCCATCCCTCTCGCCATGTTGAAGTAGTTGGTCGACTCTTCAATTGAACCACTCTCCACCCAATCTCCATCTTTCTTAATGTAACGCGTGGTGTCTCTGATTGAACGGCACGCTTGAATATTCGGGTGGAAACTGTCAATATCGAAGTAGCGCTCATTCCTGGTGTCAACCTTCCTATCCCATTGGAGTAGCGCGTGCAGGTGCTTGTTTCCGTCAGCGTGGGTCTCTTCACACACAAGCACATAAGATGCCCTGAACACAGTGAGGGCGTGTTCCATGAAGGTGTTCTTGTCCAGTGGACATTGTGCATAGGTAAGAAAGGCAGCTCTTGCATTAAATCGAAATCTAGGCATGGAGCCCCAGCCGGTAGGTGGGCTCCTTATATACTAATTAATCTGATTTGCTTACGTAATCAGTTTAGCAGGGGTTGCGGTGCCTTGGCGGATTCAATCTTTCCCTATTCTTGGCGGATTGGCGGATAACCCGTATTAATATTACCGGGTTATCCCCTACCCCCTGCAAATGGTAAAACGAAGACATTACAATAACTGGAGACAGTCGCTAATAGGAGCAGCAGCTACCGGTGCTAGCAACTTAATAAGCTCTTACCAGAGAACTCGAGGACTAG